TGCCAAGAAAAAGGTATTCAAGCCTACACATTCTTGTCTCTGTGCAAAAAAGAATATATTTCGTGTTGGATTTGGTATTCTGAGTGGTATTTCTATGGTAGCCTGTCCCTTTGTAGTAACTTTATCCAAAATATAATGTTGAATAACTGGCATTGTAAATTCAGCTTGACGAAATCTATTTGCTTCTGGCTTATCCAAGGTCACATATTCCACCATAAGATAGGTATCGCCAAGATTGTAAGTTCCTGGCATTGATTGACCAGGTATTGCTGTAACTGGGGCATTAGGTTCAAATGGATTAATTGCTGGTATAGCTTTACCATTTATATCAAAAACATAGAAGCTTGAGCCAAATATATCTATAAAGGGTGATGGCACACCTTTGTCACATTTTGTGGGTAGATTGTCTGTATCCTGATATATACGCGCAGGCGTAGTGTATAATTCACCAACACCGCGAAAATTAATAGTAATACGGACATCATCTGTATAAAGACCATCGACTGGCAAAGGAACACCGAGGTCTCCTCTACTGAACCAGAAAGGTAAGGGAACAACAACTTGTTCATATTGTTTAGTCCATCCAAAACTGTATTCATTGAAGCCATTCGGCTTACGCAAGATCATATTATTCACATTTTGCACTTTTTCTATTGGTGTATAGAACTCGTCAAGAACTTCTAGAAGCTGACCGTCTAACTGTTCAACACGAGACCCGCCGATTTCAAGTGTCATATTATTTATCATTGCATGGCCAAGTGAGTTTGTCCAGCCAAAGACTGGGCCAGCAAACTTCGAACCTCCTGCCGCTTGCGCAGAAAGTTGTGCAGTTCTTATATCAGGCATTGTGGCTACAAGATAAATACGTGTAATAAGATGACCCTTTCGCGGCAAGGTAACAACACAACTTGTACCAAAATTCGGCTTGCTATTAAAATCAATTCGTTGCCATTGTGTTGTAAAACGACCATTCTTTGTTAGAACATATTTGAATTGTCGAGTTTCAATACGTGTGCCTATTAGGCGAACGTCTTGAAAACCACTATGTAAAAGGCGAAGTAGACTCGCCACCATCTACAAGAAAAGAAGTATTTCCCTCTAAGCTGTCTTGCTTTCAGAACTTTTAGCTGTTAAACACCTTGCTCGCAAGACCATTCTGGAAACGGATCCAATTAACGCCGATCACAAAAACAATGACAGTCCAATCAAGATCACGAGTGCCTCCTGGTGGCATAATGCGCATACGAATACGGACATCATTTGCTCTACTGGCATTAAACCAACCAGAAGGATCGTGCGTACCAGGCTTCGTGGCAAAATTATATCCATAAATATTATTTAAATAAGAAATAATACCACCCTTATGTTTTTGACCAATATTTCTTCTAAAATACTTTTCGGAGCCATATACAAGATCTGTACCATCTACCTGAATCGCAGCATCAAGAAGAAGTGTACCCATTGGTTGAAATACGGGATCATATTCGCGCTCAAGAACACTTGTATAATTTGTCCATTCATTATTACCATTCACAGCCTTACGACGAATAAACCACAGAATTTCCTCAATAGGTCCGTTACATTCTAGAGGAAGTGTCACTTGTATTGTATCTTTTCCAGAAATAGTCATTGTATATTTAGTGGGTTCATCGTAAGTAAATGTCTGTACATCGCGATAAATTCTATCAAAGGGCTTATGAAGAAGTGCTTGGCGATACTTTCCATCTAGAATACAACCGTATGTAATAAGTTGTATAGACTTAAAATCAGGAGGCAGATGACCAGTTGTTACAGTTTCTTCATGATAATATGGATAAGTTGTATCAATAAAGGTAAAGGTCTTGTTAAGAGGACTATCTTCTAATCCAGCTCTATTAAGAGAATTCTTACGAACACATTCATTGAAAGGCCGTAAGGTCAAGCGTATTCTCATAGATCCCTCTTTCACAGACATCAAGGGAAATGTCGCACGCAACTTTTCTCTCTGAAAACTAAAAGGAAGAATACAGGTAATCCATCCATCTTCTGTAGGATACATGCGGGTTACATTTTGTCTTAATAGTTGATTAATACCAACTTGACCATATGCATCTGCATTAATACCAAATTGTGTATTCATATCTGGATAAAGAAGACTAAAGACATTTGCAAAATCACCAGACACTTTTTCAATTGTATGATCTTCCACAAGCAATTCTGCCTCTTTCACAAGTATTGTACCTAGACTATTTGCATAGAACCATGCATCTTTTGGATCTTTAAAGACCAGTTTTTTATTTTTGATTTTTTCAATTACAATTGGGCTAAACCAATGATCTAGTTTGATCTGAAGAGCAACTGTAAAGAGTAAGTCACATGGCTTATAAGATCCAATATCGAATTGTATCTTACCATTCCATGTTCCAGTACCCTTATAGGTAAATTCTTGAATTACTGTTGTAAATGGTAAGACTCGGCGTGAAGAATCGCGCGCGAACCAAGAGGTATTTGTATCGAGAGGAAAAAGGAAGTCGTCTTGGTTATCACGATCACATAGGTCCAAGATTGTTGTTTGATCGCCAGCTGGTTTTTCACAGATTTGGATATTCCCCTTGCTCATCCTATATAGAATTAAACATATTCTTTAGTACTTAATTCGCGTTTCTCATTTCTAAAGAAATGAGAAAGGCTCACTAGGGACACTTTGTGTCCCTAGTTCGCGTTTGGAAAATGGAACATTTTCCAAAGGCTCACTAATGCTCCTGTGGAGCATTAGTTCGCGTATTTAAACCGCCCACGCCCACCCTTGATCTGATAGACAGCCCAACCTTCTACAATACTTCTCATCTCAGTTATCCGTTGTTTAAGAATAGGATCGTAGGTTGTATTTGCCAAGGTTATATTTAGCTGTGGCCTTATAGCAGTTGTAAAATTTATTCCACCATCTGGCTGCCGCTCTGCAGGAAAATTATCACCCTGTCTCCAACCCTTCCCCCAGTTCATTGTTATTATACCAATATCTGTTGCACGTTCTTCTTTGGCATGCTGCATCATATCTGCATAAACAAATGCGTCCCAATCACCCTCTCGTTCCTTTCCAGCAATAATAAGTTTCATAGAAACATAATAATTATTTTCTGAAATATCTTGTTGAAAATTATAGAGTTGATTTGTTCTGAAACGAAAATTAGAACGAAAGAAACTAGTCACGCGCTCACCTAAGAACTGGCCATCTAAGAGCCGCACACTAACAGGCGTAGCAGCCCTATCAAGAGGTGAATAATCGTAATCATTGAAACTAAAGACATTCTCAAAATATCTGCGAAAGCAAATAATATGTTCTTCTTCTTGAATTAATTCTCGTAAGCGATTTGTCGTATAAAGTTGCTTGGTCTCCAATAATAAAACAGGTTTTTGCATCTTTATAAGATCAATCGGCTGGAAAAGTATCTTATTTTCTCCTCTACTTTTGGTAATATATAGGGGATTAGACCATGGTGCAGGCAAAAGACGTGAATCTGAGGCCTCAACAAGTTCTTCTAATTTTCTCAAGGTAACTCGTAGTCTGAAATTCTGCTTCTTAACTGCGGCTATTGGAAACTGCCCAGTATCTCCAATATAGGTTCCTGGAAATGGTAGGCGAAGTACAAGGCGACCAGGGCAAGCCGCCCGTTGAATACTGAGAGCAGATCCATCATGGATACCTGCCAGACTATCATCTAAGACCAAACCATTGTAGGAACCACGTGTTCTTGATAAGGCATAAAGTGCATCACCACTGATTTCTTGAAGAAGCATATTATCTTGTAGAATTTCAATCTTCTTGCACAAAAAATATGCAATTCCATTTGTATATCCATATGTCACTCCATCATTATCACATATAAGTGATTTATTGTTAAGAGGTGCAATATCTGGTGGAAGCCATGATGGCAAGTCTATAAGAAGATTGGCCTCGACAAGCAAGTCTCCAGCAAAATCAAAGTCGAATTCAACTATGTTGCCAAATTTAATATCTGTTATAGGAACTGTCTGACGAACCTCGGGTAGAATAGCAGGATATGCTTGATATCTATAATCAAATGGTTGAATACTAGTTGTTTCGTCTTTAAAGAAGAATTTATCCTTCTCTCCACGCGCAACCAATTCATATAGGCTGCCGTCAATACTTGTCTCTGGTCTGCGACTCATCCTAGATACATCAAGTAAAATTGATTTAGATTAATTACGGCGGCAGACTGTTAGAATGCCACTCGTCATAGTTGAAAGTCCAGCGAAATGCGGCAAGATCAAGGGATTTCTTGGCCCAGGCTATGATGTAATAGCCTCTATGGGTCATATTCGAGCCTTGGAAGAGGGTCTTGATGCAATAGGCACACAACGCGACTTTGAGCCGCGCTACAGCTTTCAAAAGGAGAAGGCAAAGGCTATTGCAGCAATCAAGGATGCTGCTAAGAAACACACTGAGATTATCTTGGCCGCAGACGATGATCGCGAGGGCGAGGCCATTGCATATTCTGTCTGTATTCTCTTGAAGCTAGATCCGCTTAAGAACAAGCGTGCAGTCTTTCATGAGATCACTAAGCCAGCCGTTCTAGCCGCTATCCAAAATCCACGCATCCTAGACATGAATAAGGTCAATTCACAACAGAGTCGTGCCGTCCTAGATATGCTTATTGGTTATAGTATTAGTCCTCTTCTATGGAATCATGTGAGCCATGGCTTATCAGCTGGCCGATGCCAGACACCAGCCTTGCGCTTAGTTGCAGAACGAGAATTGGAGGCTACAAATTTCAGTTCGACCTGCTCGTGGCTAGTCGATGGGCAATGGTCTGTAGCAAAGGGCACAAATACATTTGATGCAGCCTTAACTGATGAACTCCAAGATATGGATTCGGCCGAGACCTATCTTGCAATGCGTAAGGATGATCTTGGAGCAACTGTCTTATCGACGGTTATAAGACAGACAACCGAACAAGCACCAAAGCCTCTTATTACAAGTTCATTGCAGCAACAGGCCTCCTCTCTCTTGCACATTGGACCAAAGGATACAATGAAGATTGCGCAACGACTTTATGAGGCAGGTCATATCACTTATATGCGAACTGATAGGGCTGTTCTTGGTGAAGAGGCTGTTAAGGAAGGAAATGCATATATTCTAGAAAACCACGGAAAAGAGTATCTTGGTCAATCTAAAAAGGGTACAACAGCCACAGCAACAAATGCGCAAGAAGCACACGAAGCCATCAGACCGACGCACTTTGAAACTAAGGATCTACCTGAAGGCGAAGACTGGTCGGCCAAGGATCGCAAGCTTTATCGAATCATTTGGACACGTGCATTGCAGAGCCTCATGAGTCCAAAGAAGGGTGAGAAGTGTATTGTGGAATTTAGGGCAGATAAGGATGACGCAGACTGGACGTGGCGTTCAACATGGCTTCGAACAATCTTTGAGGGTTGGCGCATCTTGAATTGGAAGGATATTGACGAGGACAAGGATGAGAAGGATGCCCTAGAAGATGAATGGCTCGCAGCAACTAAGATTAAGCAGGGCGACAAACTACAGTGGCATAATATCAAGGCTGCGCCACATTTCACAAAGGCACCAGGACGCTTTACAGAGGCAACCTTGATCAAGGAGCTAGAAGACAATGGTATTGGTAGGCCATCGACCTTTGCCTCGCTAATTTCGACGATTCTGGACAAGGCCTATGTGGAAAAGAAATCATTTGAAGCAAAGACAGCAACCGTTGATATATTTACACTAGAAAGGGGCAAAAACATTGTCAAGAATCAAAAGGAGATCAAGCAGGGTGGCGAAAAGGATCGCCTTGTACCGACGGCCTTGGGTAAGTCTGTTCTTACCTATCTTCTAGCCAATTTCCAAGACCTTTTCGCATACAAATTCACTGCAGAAATGGAGACGCGTCTAGATAAGATTGCAGAAGGCGCCGAGCCTTGGAAGAAGGTTGTCAAGGATACATGGCTTTCTTATAAGGATAGATATGAAACACAACTAGCAATCAAAAAGACGAGTGATGAGAAGTCATCGCAATTCAGAAAGGAACTTGGTGAAAATATTGTAGCCATTGTTATTAAGAAGGGACCACTCTTGCTAAAAGAGTCTGATGATAAGGACAAGACAAAAACAATCTTCTATGGGTGGCCGACCGCAGCCAAGTTCGAAGATATGACATTGGAAAAGGCGAAGGCTTTCATTGCTACGGCTGAGAAGACAAAGGTTGGTGAAGTACTAGGCACCCTAGATGATAAGGAAGTTCTTAAAAAGAAGGGACCATATGGGTTCTATGTGGAATATGATGGAAAACGACTCTCGTGCAAGGAGGAAACGACTTTTGAAGAAGTAAAAGAACTTCTTGAAAAGCAGGCAGAAAATCCCAGTAAGCGTATTGGTCAGTTCGAGATTAAGAAAGGGCCTTACGGGCTTTATATGTATAAGTGGGCTAATCCTAAGAAGGAATTTGTAAGTGTGTCGGCTGGGACAAATATTGATGAACTTACAGAAGGTGGATGTATTGCATTGTTCCAGTTCGGCTTGCAGCAGAAGGCAAAGTCGAAGGCCTATGGTTCTGCCAGAGGCGGTTACAGAGGTCGAGGCCGCGGCCGCCCCTAATTATATAAGTTCTCAAC